GTACCAGCGCGTACATGCCTAGGAACGCCGCCTTCCGGGTCGCCGTCACGACTCCCGGGCCGTGGCTCCGCTGGCGCGGCAGCCGTCACGGGCGGGCGTTCCGGTTCATCCAGACGTACTGCCGCGGCGACCGGGGCATCGGCTTCGGTCAGCCGCTCCACCTCCTGCGCTGGGAGAAGGAGCTGGTCGAGGCGTACCTCGCCGAGGGCGTGACCGCCGGCGGGATCGTGTGCGGCCGGGGCAACGGCAAGTCGACCCTGATGGCGGCGCTCGCCACGTTCAACCTGTTCGAGGACAACCCGGTCGGAGCGCCGGTCATCCCGGTCGTCGCGGCCTCACTGGGGCAGGCCAAGGGCAGCGTGTACAGCCAGGTCGAGTCGATGGTCGCGAATGAGCCGGAGCTGCGCGACCGGGCGCTCGTGTTCAGCGGCATCGGGACCGAGCGGATCATCGTCCCGCGCACCAACGCGATGGTCTTCCCGCGCTCCGCGAACCCCGACACGCTCCAAGGGCTGGACCTGACCGACGCCTACGTCGACGAGTGGGGCCACATCGAAGTCTCCACGTGGAATGCGGTGCTCCAGTCGAGGAAGCGCCCGGGTGCTCGGGTGTTCGGCGCGGGCACGCCCGGCCCGGACATCGACTCGCCGCTGTACCTCATCCGTCGGCTCGTCCGCGACGGCGCCATCCCGCCGAGCTTCTTCTACCGCGAGTTCAGCGGCGAGCCGGGCGTCAGCATCCGCAACGAACGCAACTGGCACCGGGCGAATCCGTCGCTCCGGGCCGGGATGCCGGACATTTCCTTCCTCCGCAACGCCGTGGTGATGACCCCGGAGGTCATGTTCCGGACGTATCACCTCGCCGAGTTCGACGTGGTCGGCCACGATTCGTGGCTCGGACCGGACGCCCGGGCGCTCTGGAAGTCGCTCGAAGACCCGCTCGAGCTGGTCCCCGGGGCGCTGACCTACGTCGGCGTCGACGTCGGACTGGTCCGCGACAGCACCGCGGTGGTCGCCGTCCAGCGCCGCGAGGACGGTCGGCTGCACGCCAGGGCGAAGGTCTGGGCACCGATGCCCGACCAGACCGTCGACATCCTCGAAGTCGTCCAGTACCTGCGCGACCTCGCGACCGACTTCAAGGTCGTCGAGATCAGCTACGACCCGCGCCTGTTCGAGCTGCCAGCCCAGATGCTGACCGCCGAGAAGCTGCCGATGGTCGAGATCCCGCAGTCAATCGAGCGCATGACGCCCATCGTCGGGGCGCTGTTCGAGCTGATCCACCGCGCCGGGCTGTCGCACGACGCCGACCCGGTGCTGTCAGAGCACGTCGTCGGGGCCGTGCCGCGGGTCAACGACCGCGGCTACACCCTCGCCAAGTCGAAGTCGAAGGTCCACATCGACGCCTGCATCGCGCTCGCGCTGGCGGTCGACCGGGCGCAGCACCCGAAGAAGCAGCGGTCGCCGGTCGTCGTCCTCTAATCCGGATTAGCTCGGGCGGCGCTGCCGCGCGCGACGGCGGGCCACCTTGTCGGCCAGCGTCCCCTCGTTCTGCTCGGAAGTGGCGCGCGCCACTTCCGACTGCTCCGGCTCCGGCTCGGTGTCGGCGCGCGCCGGTGCCGATGTCTTCTTCGCCATGTCGACCTCCATTGCACTGTCCCCCGTGTCGGGCGTATCGTGCGCCCCGTGGGCAAGAAGAAGAAGACCCGGGCCGTCGCGCTGCGCGGCCCCGACCCCACGGAGGTCTTCGACAACCCACCCGGCAGCATCAGCGTCAGTGACCCGGCGCTCGCGGCCTACTTCGGCCTCAACTGGATGTCGGGAGCGTCGCTGACCGAGAGCCAGGTCCTCGGCGTCACCGCCATCTACCGCTGCGTCGCGCTCATCAGCGGCACCATCGCCGCCCTGCCGTTGAAGGTGTACGAGGGCGAGGGCGCGTTCCGGGCGGAGCTGCCGGACCACTGGCTCAGGACCAGCCCGGCCGGGCCGTACGACATGTCGCCGTTCAGCTGGACCGAGACGACCGTCCTCCACATGCTCCTCCACGGCGAGTCGTTCCAGAAGACGATCCACAACGAGGGCGGCCAGGTCATCGGTCTCTGGCCGACCCATCCGTTCGCCGTCAACCGGGTGCGCTGGTCCGACGCCGACAAGGTCTTCACCGTCACGATGGGCGACGGGCGGCAGGAAGACTTCCTGTCGGGCGAGGTCGTCCACATCATGGGGCCGAGCCTCGACGGCCTGCGCGGCGTCAGCCCGATGGCGCTGTTCAGCGACAATATCGCGACGATGCGGGCGGGCGACACCGCGGCGAACCGGAGCTTCACCACCGGCGCCCTCATCGCTGGCCTCGTCACGACCGAGGAGGACGTCGACGCGACCGAGGCGGCCAGCATCAAGGCCAGCCTCAACGCGAAGATCCAGGGCGCCGAGCACGCGGGCGACATCGCGTTCGTCAACCGCAGCCTCAAGTTCAGCCCGTGGTCGATGACCGCGCAGGACGCCCAGTACATCGAGAGCCGGCGGTTCAGCATCGAGGAGGCCGCCCGCATCTACGGCATCCCGGTCAGCCTGCTGTCGGTCATGGGCGCCGTCAGCAACTGGGGCACCGGCATCAGCGAGCAGGCGCTGGGCCTCCAGCGGTACGTCCTGATGGGCTGGACCTCGCGCATCGAGTCGGCGCTGCGGGCCGTCCTGCCGCCGGGCACGTTCGCCGAGTTCGACTACCACGGCCTCCTCCAGGGCACGCCTCGCGAGGAGATCGAGCTGCTCATCGCTCAGGTCAGCGCGAAGCTCCTGACCACCGACGAGGCTCGCGCCTACCTGAACCTGCCGCCAGCCCCGGAGCTGGAGCCTGAGCCTGAGCCGGTCCGGCTGCCGGTCGCCGCGGGCGGGTTCCCGCCGGAGGAGGAGTAATGGAGCGCATCACGTTCGGTGCGACCGGCACGATGACCGGCAACACGCTCGAAGGCGTGGCCCATGTCTACGGAACCCGCGCCGCGCAGGGGTCGGGCTACGTCGAGTTCGCGCCCGGCTCGTTCAAGCAGGCGTTGAAGAAGGCCGACGTTCGTGCGTTCGTGAACCACAACACCGACCTCATCCTCGGCCGGACCACGTCGGGCACGGTTCGGCTGAGCGATGAGGCCGACGGCCTGCACTACGCCATCGACCTGCCGGAGACGAGCTACGCCGCCGACCTGCGGGCGGTGGTCGCCCGCGGCGACGTGACCGAGATGTCGTTCGGCATCCTGCCGGGCGCGATGAAGATGATGCGGGCCGACGACGGTCGTCAGGTCCAGCTCCACACCTCCGTCAAGGAGCTGTTCGACATTTCGCCCACCTCGCTGCCCGCCTTCGGTGGCACGAGCGCGCAGCTTCATTCCACGTGGAGCGTTCACCCGGGCGAGACAGCCCAGAGCCAAGCCGTCCGGGCGCGCCATCGCGCTCACAGGAAGGAGACGAACCAGTGAAGACCATCGACGAGCTGATGGGCGCGATGCAGGCCATCGTGGACCTCGCCGACGCCGAGACGCGCTCGCTCACGACCGAGGAGGTCGAGACGTACGAGGGGTTCGAGGCCGATCTCAAACTCGCCCAGAAGACGGCCGAGCTGCACTCGCGGCAGGCGGCGTACAAGTCGCCCGTCACCGGCTTCCCGGCGGTCATCAAGCCGCAGGCCAAGGGCGACGAGGCGCTCGAGTTCGCCTTCGAGACCTACCTGCGGACTGGCCGTAAGAACGTCGACGTCCAGCAGCTCTACGCGCAGTCGGCTGGCACCGACAGCGAGGGCGGCTACACCACCCCGCCCGGCTTCCGGGCGAAGCTGGTCGAGCGGCTGCTGGCGTTCGGCGGCATCCGGACCGTATCGACCGTCGTGACCAGCTCCGACGGCAACACATGGGAGTGGCCGACCGTCGACGAGACGCCGACCGCCCAGACCGACGCCGGGTTCCGGGCAGGCATCGCGGCCGAGGGCGTGGCCCAGACCGACGGCGCCGACATCGCGTTCGGCACCAAGACCCTGCCGGTCTTCCGGTTCGCCGCGACCGGCGCGTCGGACGTGCCCATCAAGGTCTCGGTCGAGCTGCTCCAGGACAGCGCGTTCGACATCGGGGCGTTCGTCAGCCGGGCGCTCGGCACGCGCATCGCCCGCAAGCAGGCGCACGTCATGGCGAACGGCGCGGGCACGACGGCCCCGGAAGGGATCTTCCACCAGACGCTCCACCCGGGCGACATCGCGACGGCGTCCGGCTCGGCCGTGACCTACGCGAAGCTCGTGGACCTGATCCACGCGCTCGACCCGGCGTACCGGGTCTCGGGCTGCACGTTCATCATGAACGACGCGACCCTCGCGGCCATCGAGAAGCTGACCGACGGCACGGCTCCGGCTGGTCGCCCGCTCATCTACTCGTCCAGCGACAACCTGTCGGTCGGCCTCGGTGGCGGTCGGCTGCTCGGCTACCCGGTCGTCATCGACCAGGCGGCCCCGGCCCTCGCGAACAACGTCAACGGCATCGCCTTCGGCGACTTCCGCGAGGCGTACATCATCCGCGACGTCGCCGACGTCCGAGTGATGGTCAACCCGTACACCTCGGCCAACACCAGCCAGGTCGAGTACAACGCATGGGCGCGGATGGGCGCTGTCGTCCAGAGCCACTACGCCTACCGGACGCTCGAAGGGCTGACCTAGTCCGATGGCCTACGCGACGCTCAGCGAGCTGAAACTGTTCATCCGTATGCCTGAGGAGGAGACGGCTGACGACGACTTGCTGGGCATCGCGCTGACGGCGGCGAGCGAGGCGATCGACGTGTCGTGCAACACGACCTTCCCTCGCCCGCTCATCGCCGCCGACGAGGACACCGGCGCCCCGGAGCTGCCGGCCGACGCCGCCGTCCCTGACGGCATCGTCATGGCCTGCCTGCTCCAGTCATCGCGCTGGTACAAGCGCCGCGACGCCCCGTTCGGCATCGCGGGTTCTGACTCGCTCAACGTTTCAATCCGGCTGGCGAAGGTTGACCCCGACGTAGCCGTCCTGCTCTCGACGTACCGACGGCGCTGGGGCGCTGTCTGAAAGGAGTTGACCCATGGCTGCCGGTGCGTGGACCTTCCCGAACGCCTCCCGGACCTACCTGCTCGACGGCACGTTCGACGTCGCCGACGACACGTTCAAGATGGCGCTGTTCCTGTCGACCTCGAACATCGGTTCCGGCTCGACGACCTACGCGGCGCTGACCAACGAGCACGCCAACGCGAACGGCTACACGACCGGCGGCATCACCGTCGACCTGACCCTCGCGGGCACCACGACGGTCACCGTCGACATCGCGACCGACCCGGTCTGGACCGCCTCGGGCGGCAGCATCGTGGCTCGCTTCGCGGTGATCTACGAGTCGGGCGGCAACGTCCTGTGCTACTGCCTGCTCGACTCCACACCCGCTGACGTGACCGCGACGACCGGCAACACGCTGACCGTCGCCGCTCATGCGAGCGGCGTCTTCACACTCGCCTGATGGTCCGTGACGACCCTGACGGAGGTGATGACCGGCATCGCCGCGCTGCTTGACGGCACGGTGTATCCGTTCCCGCCTGACTCGGTCGTCGTCCCCTGCACGGTCGTCGGCTACCCGGACATCGAGTACGACGCCCTCGCGCCCGGTAGCCACGTCCTGACGATGCCGCTCTGGCGGCTCGTCGCCGGTCCCGACACGTCGGTCCGGAGCTACACGTCCGACGCCATCACCGAGAGCGAGTCGGTCAAGGTCATCGACGGCCTGCACGCCTTCGGTGATGTCCGCCTCACCGACGCGACCATCGAGCCGGTGCTGGTCGGTGCCCTGACCTACCCGGCCATCCGATTCGATTGCGAGGTGCTGGCATGACGGCTGTCCACGGCAAGAACACCCAGGTGATGCTCGACGCGCTCGACATCAGCGGCTACCTGAACACCGCCGACTTCAACGTCGAGGTCGACACCGCCGACACGTCGGTCTTCATGGCGACGTGGAAGACCGCGCTGACGGGCCAGATCGGCGGGAAGCTCGAAGCGCAGGGCTACTACGACCCGCTCCTGACCAAGTTCACCCCGGCCATGCTGTCGACCGCGGGCAGCGTCCTGACCTACGGCCCGGGCGGCCTCGACACCATCGGCGACCCGGCCCGGCTCATCCCGGTCCTGTCCACCAGCTACGGCGAGACGTCGCCGGTCGGCGGCGTGGTCGGCTTCAAGTGGGCGGTCATGGCCGACGCCGGCATCGGCTTCGGCGCGGTGCTCCATCCGCTCGGCACCGACGCCACGACGACCAACGGCGCGGAGCGCGACGACGCGGCCGCGACCGCATCCGGCTGGCAGGCGCACCTCCACGTCACGGCCTGCTCGGGGTCGTGGGTGGTGAAGCTCCAGGACGCGGCGGTCAGCAACACCTACTCGGACGTGACGCTCGGCGCGTTCACCGCGGCGACCGGAGCGACCCAGCAGCGGCTGACCAGCGCGGCCGCGACGACCGCCCTCCGGCGCTACGTCCGGTACGTCGCGACCGGCACCGGGAGCATCACCTTCTCGCTCAGCTATGCGAGGAACGTCTAGTGCTTGCCCCAGTGAGCCTCGATCGCAGGCCGCGGGTCCCAGTCCCGGTTCTTCATCTGCTCCGACGCAGTGGCCCAGCGGACGTTCCCCGGCTGATAGTTCCCGTCGCGGTCGATGCGGTCGAGGGTGCGGTCGAAGGGCCGCGGCCCCACGTCAGCGAGGAAGGAGTCGAAGGACGACCAGCGCGGGTCGTAGGTGATGCCTCGGCCTCCGTAGTGGGCGAAGTAGCGGTCGTTGGGGTTGTCGCAGCGATGCTTCATCGAGCGCCACGAGTTGTAGGTCGGATGCAGCGGCGAGCCGGGCATCGACGGTCCGTTGCGTTGCCATCGTCGGGCCATGTTTACACCTCCATCGTCAGTCTAGCATACCAAACCTGAGAGGAGCTTTAGCATGGCCTTCCGTCATGGAAAGAACGCAGCCATCAGCATCGCGGGCAAGGACCTGTCGGTGTACTGCGAGAACATCGACTTCAACATCGACGTCGACACGGCCGACACCACGACGTTCGCGGCGACGTGGAAGACCGCCCTCGCGGGCATCCCCGGCGGCAAGCTCGAGATGTCGGGCTACTACGACCCGACCGCCTCGACAGGCCCGGCCGCGGTCCTGACCGGCATCATCACCGGCGGCGTGGCGTGGCAGACGACCGGCGGCAGCCCGGTCACCCTGCTCTACTACCCCGGCGGCAACACCTCGGGCCAGCGACTCGCGACCATCACCACGGGGGCCATCGTCACGAGCTACGCGGAGACGTCGCCGGTCGGCGGCATCGTGTCGTTCAAGGCATCCGTGCTCATCACGGTCATCCCGGTCTTCACGGTCGTCTGATGCCTGTCCTGCCGAGCAACCCGCTCGCGACAGGAGAGGTCGAGATCGCCGGACAGCCGGTGGCCTTCCGCTCCCTGTCGCGGGCCGAGGCGCTCCACCTCAACGACTACCGCGGCCGCGAGGACGAGGCCGAGGTGTTCATCATCGCGTGCGCGACGGAGGCGTCGGAGGACGAGGTGCGGACGTGGCGTGGCGAGGTGGATACCGACACGGCGGGCCTGCTCATCGACGCCATCCTCGTCCTGTCCGGCCTCGCCGAGCGCGACGCGGAAGGCATCGTCGCCCCAAAAGTCAGACCCTCCAGACCCAGTTTGAACGGGCATTGATGGAGGGTGAGATGGACCCGTTCCCGTTCATGCTCGCCGAGGCGCTGGGCAAGACCCTCATCGAGATAGACGACATGTCGCTGCGCGAGTACATCGGCTGGCAGGCGTTCTACGTCTGGCGGGACGCGCAGCGCGAGCTGTCGGAGAAGAAGCTCTGATGCCCGACAAGGTCAAGGTCGAGGTCCGCGGCATCAAGGAGGTCAGCGCCGCCTTGAAGCGCGTCGGCGACGACCTGCCCAAGGAGCTCCAGGCGGAGTTCCGGGCCATCGCCCAGCGGATCGTCGACGAGGCCGCGAGCAAGGTGCCCTCGCAGTCCGGCCGGGCCGCGGGCAGCATCAAGCCGCGGGCGTCCAAGAAGGGCGCCGGCGTGGCGGCCGGGGGCGCCCGGGTGCCGTACTACGGCTGGCTCGACTTCGGCGGTCACCGGCCGCGGGACAACGCGGTCAGCCGTCCGTTCATCAGGCAGGGCCGCTACCTGTACCCGACCGTCGAGGAGCACCGCGAGGACATCGGCGCGGCCGCCCTCGAAGCGGTCGAGAAGGTCGCCCGGAAGGGCGGGTTCGAGGTTCGCGATGGCTAAGCAGGTCGTCGTCGATATTGTTGGGGACGCCGGGAAGTTCAACGGCACCCTGTCGGCCAGCACGACCTCGGTCGCCAAGTTCGGCGTGGTCGCGGGCATCGGCGGCAAGGTCGCGAGCGTCGGCTTCGACCTCGTCACCTCGGCCATCTCAGGGGTCGTCGGTGGCCTCGGCGATGCCCAGTCGAGCTACCGCGAGGACCAGGCCAGTCAGGCCAGCCTCGGCCGGGCGCTCGACGGGGCGAATGTCAAGCGCGGCCTGACCATCGACGCCATCGAGGACCAGATCTCGGCGAATCAGGCGCTCGGCGTCAGCGACTCGGTGCAGCGCGAGGGCATCCGCGACTTCATCGACCTGACCGGCAGCGACACCGAGGCGATGAAGCTGAACGCGGCGGCGGTCGAGCTGGCCGCGGCCAAGGGCATCACCTACGAGGAGGCGCAGGCCAAGATCAAGTCGGCGGTCAACGGCAAGACCGCGGCCCTCGCCAAGGACGGCGTCGAGGTCGAGAAGGGCGCCGACGCGACGGCCATCGCCACGGCCATCCTCGACAAGTACAGCGGCTCGGCCGAGACGATGGCCGCGACCTCCGAGGGTCGCGTGGCGGTCAGTCAGGAGAAGGTCGGCGAGGCGATGGAGAAGGTCGGCGGCATCGTCGACCGCATCAGCCAGGTCGCCCTGCCGCTGCTCGCCGACGCGATGACGTTCATCGTCGACAACGTCGTGCCGCTCCTCGCCGGCGCGTTCGACTGGCTGAGCACGAACGTCCTGCCGGTCCTGCAAGGCGCCTTCAACTTCATCAGCACGACCGTCCTGCCCGCGCTCCAGACGGCGTTCACCTTCATCACGACCAACGTCCTGCCGCCCCTGTCCAAGGCGTTCAGCGACATCGCCAAGGTCGTCCTGCCCGTCCTCCAGGGCGCGATGAATTTCATCGCCAACACCGTCCTGCCCGCGCTGCGCGTCGCCTTCGACGTCATCACCAAGCAGGTCATCCCGCCGCTGTCGACGGTCCTCGGGACACTCATCAGCATCGGCATCACGCCGACCAAGATCGCCATCCAGTTCATCACCAGCACCGTGCTCCCGGCGCTCGGGACGGCGTTCGACTTCATCACCAAGAACGTCATCCCGCCGCTGAGCAAGGCGTTCGACACGGTGGTCAAGACCGTCCTGCCGCCGATTCGGACGGCCATCGAGTTCCTGACCAAGACCGTCATCCCGGCCCTGTCGACCGCGTTCACCGGCATCCAGACGACGGTCAGCAGGGTGTTCGGCGCGGTGTCGGGTGTCATCAAGGGCGCGCTCAACACGGTCATCGGCGTGGTCAACGCGATGATTCGGGGCATCAACCGGATTCAGGTCCACATCGGACGCATCGGTCTGGACGTTCCCGGGGTCGGCTTCGTGGGCGTCGGCCCGTTCGACTGGAACGGCCTGAACCTCGGGACGCTGCCGATGCTCCACGCGGGCGGCGTCGTGCCCGGACCGTCCGGCGCTGACGTGCTGGCGGTGCTCCAGGCAGGCGAGCGAGTCATCCCACGTGGAATGGCCTCGGGCGGCCCGGTCATCGCTGTCCAGATCACCAACTTCTACGGGACCGACGCCGACATCGACCGGCTGACCGACCGGATCGCCATGCGGCTGCGACTGGCAGGAGGCTGACGTGGCGCTCGTCCTGACCATCGCGGGCGTCGACCGCACCGACAAGTTGAAGGCGGGCAGCCTCAAGCTCAAGAAGACCGCCGACGGCAAGCAGGGCGTCGCCGACTTCACGCTCATCGACTTCACCCCGGGCGACGACGAGAACGTGGTCGTCGCCGACGACGGTCCGTCGGACTATGCGACCGAGGTGCTGGCCGACAGCCCGAACTGGTTCTTCACCTTCGACGAGTCGGTCGGGGCGTTCGCCGACGGCTCGGGCAACGGCATCACCTGTACCGAGACCATCGCGGTCACCCGCGGCGTCGACGGCGCGTTCCTCGGCAGCGATGCCATCACCGCCAGCAGCGACCAGCTCACCCTCGGCTACACGGCCAGCAGCAAGACCGCCGAGACCATCGAGGGCTGGTTCAAGACCACCTCGACCGGCTTCTGCCGCATCGAGCACAACCGCGACGCGGTCGGGCTGGCGCTCCAGCTCGGCATCGGCAACGGCGGCCTCGGCGGCGTGGCCGGCACCGTCAACGCCTACATCAACGGCACGTCGTTCTGGCAGGGCCGTCACTCCAGCGTCACGGTCAACGACGGCGAGTGGCACCACATCGCCGCGACGTGGGCCGCGCCCGCGGCGTCCAGCGTCCTCGCCTCGCAGATCAAGATTTACATCGACGGCGCCCTCGACGCGAGCATCGCCGACAGCGGCAACACGGGCAGCGCGACCAGCCCCATCTCGGGCCAGAACTCGATGACCCTGCTCGACCAGGGCGGCCCCATCAGCGCCGACGAGATGTCGTTCTACTCGACCGAGCTGTCGGCCGCCCGCATCCTCGCCCACTACGAGGCGGGCGCGAACGCCACGACCTACTACGACGGCTCGACCCGCAACCGGAAGGTGACCGAGTGGGACATCGGCCACTGGTTCTGTCAGGTGAGCTGTCAGGACGATGCCGTCCAGAGCAGCCCGCTCGGCGCGGCTCCGTTCGCGTTCAGCGACACGCCGAACCTGTCGACGACGTTCCCGTACATCAAGCTCGACGTGGACTACGTCGCCGCCCGCGGGGCGAGCTACTCGAGCTTGACCACGAGCCTCGCCCTGACCACGCGCTACGCGGGCATCGAGCCGGGCATGACCATCACGGTCACCGCGGCGAACCACGGCCTGTCGGCCGACGAGTTCTACGTGCAGGGCGTCGACACCTCGTTCCCGACGCAGGAGCCGGTCTACACCATCAAGGCGGGCGACTCGCCGGTCACCCTCATCGACACCATCCAGGGCACCGTCGATTCGAGCGTCGACGCCGCGACCGCGGCCCTGTCCATCGACGTGCCCAAGGTGCTGTCCGCGCTGCCGGAGCTGCCCGACGATATGTACCCGCCCGGCACGCTCGGGTTCCTGACGACCGACGAGAAGATCTACCGGGTGAACGCCGACGGCGACGAGTGGATCAAGCAGGTCGACGGGGCCGACATCCTCGTGTCGAGCATCACCGCCGGAGCCATCGCCGCGGGCGCCATCGGGGCGCAGGCGCTGGCCGCCGAGATCCTCATCGCGACGACCAAGTTCGTCGCCGGCGACGACTTCGACTCCGGTGCCCGGGTCGAGATAGACGAGCACGGCATCCGCAACTACGACAGCTCCGAGCAGCTCACCGTCCGCATCCCGACCGACGGCAGCCCGGTCATCGTCAAGGGCGAGGTCGAGGCCACCAGCCTCGTGTCGACGTCCAGCGCCGAGCTGCGCGGCGACAACACCCTGCCGACCGATTCGGTCACCACGCTGGAGTACGGCGTCGGCAATCCGACCGCCGCGCCGGGCGTCGACATCGTCACGCCGTCGCTCACCCTGTCCCCGGCCCCGACCTACCCCGGCGCGGGCATCTGCTGGGACGAGTTCGGCGCCGCGGGCGGGGCGACCCAGACCTACTGGATAGGCGCGAACCCGACCATCGGCACGCAGCTCGACATGGCCTACGAGTACAACGCCTCGACCGGGGCGCTGCTGCGGACCATCCAGAAGACCGGCTCGACGACGACCGTCACGGCGACCCTCGGCGCGACCAGCCACGTCAGCGACTCGGCGCAGGCTCGCGAGCAGACAGGCACCCAGGTCGCGACGCCGCTGACCATCCCGGGCGGCCTGACCAACGTCGAGATCACCAAGGTCAGCATCTACGTCACCGGCTACAACGGCGGCACGCCGACCATCCGCGGCGCGGTCTGGTCGAACGGCAACACGTTCCTCGGCCAGACCGAGACCCAGACGCTCAGCAGCGAGTCGTTCAGCACCGGCAACTCGAACCACTACAACCTCGACATGACCTCGCCCCTGTCGGTGTCGGCCGGGACGACCTACCGGGTGGGCTGGTTCCAGTCGAGCAACGAGGGCATCCAGTGGGACCGCGATGACGGCAGCAGCAAGACCCAGTACCGCGGCACGGGCGCGGGCGGCAACCTGTCGGGCATCACCACCTCGTCGGGCGTCAAGCCGAACGTCTACATCACCTACACCCACGACGTCGGCAGCGCGGCCGAGGGCACGCCGACCAAGATCATCGGCGTCGCCCGTCAGGGCAGCTACGTCTGGTGCCTCGATTCGAGCGGTATCCTGTACCGCTACGTCCAGTCGAGCCTCGCCTACGTCGACAAGTTCGACCTGTCGAGCCGCATCACCGTCGACGCCAACGCGGGCCTGTTCTGGGACGGCACGAACCTCGTCATCGTGACCACCAGCGGCACGTCGGGCACCGACCAGTTCAAGTTCGTCAAGGTCAACACCTCCGGCGCGTGGGTGTCCGACCACACCGCCAGCGGACTGTCGATGAACGGCGCGACGGCGGTCACCCGGGCTGGCTGGAAGGCCAACCCGTCCTACTACTACGCGGTGGTCAACGGCACCGGCTACCGGCTCGACAACTCGACCTACGCGGTCGACACGTCGCTCGCATGGGGGTCGTCGTCGGAGATGTCCGACGGCGTGACCAACGGCCCCGACGGCGACGGCGTCGGCTGGTCGGTCGCCAACCCGTCGAAGGTCTGGCTGTACGAGGGCTGGTACTGGACCAGCGGCGGGCCGACGTTCTACGTCTGCTACTCGTGGTACGACATCACCGGCACGACCCACGAGACGGACGTCAGCCCACGGACGGCCATCACTCCAGGTCAGCGCCGGCGACTGACCATCAGCAACCCGGCTATCCCGGGCGCCTCGGGCGAGCCGCCCGACCGCGTCCGCGTATACATGATCCAGTCGGCCTCCGACCCGGGCGGGACCGGCTACAAGCTCCAGTCGACCGACGCCCTGACCAGCCGCAACGCCAGCGGCTATATCAGCGTCGGGGCGGCCAACCCGGGCACCAACAGCTTCCCGTCCGGGACGGCGGCCATCCTCCAGTCGTCGGGTGACGGCTGGCAGTTGTCGGGCGACGGCATCTTCCTCTTGGAGGAGATCGGCGACCCGTCCTCGCCGGCGTCGAACAAGGCGCACCTGTTCGTCAAGGACAACGGCTCGGGCAAGACCCAGCTCTGCGTCAAGTTCAGCTCCGGCAGCTCCATCGTCATCGCGACGCAGGTCTGACATGGCCCCTGAGAGCGTCACCTTCCCGCACCGGCGCTTCGTCCTGACCCAGACGATCGGCGGGGTCGAGACGAACGCCATCGTGTCGACCCCGCTCGCCAACAACTACACGACCGACCAGACCGAACGGCTCGAAGCTCGAGCGGCCGCCTTCCAAGCCAAGAACGCCCAGCCCGGCGTCCTGTACAAGCTGTACGGGCCAAGCAACGGCGGCGCCCACACCGACGACGACCTCATCTGGCGCTCCGACATCGACTACGGAGACACCTGATGGCAGCCCCTGCCGTCGACAACGTCGGCACTGGCGCGACCGACACCGGTGGCACGTGGACCACCGGCTCCATCACCGCCGACAACACCGGCGACCTCGTCATCCTGCACGTCGTCCAGGACGGCTCGACGGCATCGGCCATCAGCATCACGAGCACCACCAACATCGTCGCCCTCGATGGCACGGCCAACACGATGACCGCGGTCGGCACCTCGTCCGGCTTCTCGATGGGCGGCGGGACCGCCTTCCACTACGTCTGGCTCGGGCGCTCGACCGGCGGCGCCATCGCCAACCTCGCGGTGGTCGGCGGCAACAGCGGCACCGACGACCTGTACACCCGGCTGTACACCGTCACCGGAGCCTCGACCGGGACGACCCTCGCGACGGTCATCGAGAACGGCTCGGGCACGAGCAGCTCGACCAACGGCACCAGCGCGACCGCGACCGCGCCGACCATCGAGACGATGGGCGCGGACCGCCTGCTGATGCTGTTCACCGGGGTCAATGACGACAACGCCGCCGCCGCGCCGACCTCGCCCATCACGTGGACGACCCCGACCGCCTACGCCGAGTCGAGCGGCACCGACGGCGCGGTCATCCTGCACTACATCACCCGGACCACCGCGGCGGTCTACACGCCGGGCAACTACTCCATCACCGACAGCGATGCGTGGGGCGTCGTCGGCTTCGCGGTCATCCCGGTCAGCGGCAACATCTCGGTCACCCCGACGACCCTCGCCCTCGCCGACGACGAGTACGCGCCGGTCATCGCCCACGGGATCAACGCCGCGTCGCCGACCGCGCTCGTCCTCGCCACCTTCGCCCCGACCGCGCAGCTCGGCGTCAACCTCGTCCCGACGACCACGGCGACCACGCTGGCGACCTTCGCGCCGACCGTCACGACGACGAACCACCAGCTCCTGACGCCGGACATCGCCACCCTCGCGACCGCGGCCTTCGCCCCGACCGTCACGGCGTCAGACCACCAGAGCGTTACGCCGACGACGACGGCGATAGCCATATCGCTATTCGTCCCGGACGTGACCGTCGGCGCGAGCCAGAACGTCGTGCCGACCACGGCCAGCGTCGTCCTGACGACGTACGCGCCGACGGCCAGCCTCGGTGAGACGCTCACCCCAGGTCGCCGGTCGCTGGTCACCCGCCGGAGCTGGCGGCCGTCGGTCCTCGTCAACCCGGCCGCGGTCGTCGTCACGCCGCCACCGGCGCGGCTCGGCATCAACGCCCAGCGGCTCGAGATCGGCGCGAGCACCACGCTCCTCGGCACGGTCACCTCGAACAACGTCAGCTTCGCCACGGCCCGGGCGGGCAGCAGCCTCTCCGACATCGACGACGACACGTGGGTCAGCCTGTCGGACTGGGGCGGCGACGGGTCGGGGCCGTTCAACATCGAGGCGAGCTACCTGACGTTCGACACCTCGACCCTCGTCGGCGGCACGGTCCTCATGGCCGAGCTGCGCGTGTTCGTCGACTACCTCTCGTTCAACGCCTCCGGGCCGCGGCCGGTGTTCACGGTCCAGGTCCGGCTGTACGACTGGGGCACCTCGGTCACGACCGCCGACTGGGTGGCGGGCGACACGCTGGCCGGGCTGCCGCTGCTGGCTCACTTCGACGCCACCGAGGCGTACACGCTCTACCCAGCGGGCCTCGACACCGTCCTCGATGACCTCGCCGCGAACATCACGCCCGGGACGGCGCTGCGGACCATCTGGTCGGTCGCGGGCCTCGCCACCAACGACCCGCCCGACCTCGGCGACCTCGGCATCTACGCCGAGCAAGCGATGGGCGTCGCCAAGACGCCGGACGAGCCGCTGCTGACCGTCGTCGCCGCCTTCGCCGCGGGCTACCCGCCGACGGTCACGGTCGAGGGCGGATCGCTCGTCGAGCCGACCACCGCGGCCCTGACCCTGACGACCTTCGCGCCGTCGGTCGGCAACCCCGTCAATCTCGTCCCTGCGACCGCTGGGGCCACGCTGACGGCCTTTGCGCCCGATGTAGCTGCGACCGCCCACCAGACCGTCACCCCGACCACAACGGCCGTCCTGCTGGCGACGTTCGCCCCGAACATCGGCGGCAACCAGAACTTCGTCCCGACGACCGCCACGCTAAGCGTTGCCACCTTCACGCCGACCGTCGCGACGCCCCAGACGTTCACGCCGACGACCACGGCGCTGACCCTCGCGACGTTCGCCCCGGATGTCACCGCGACGGCCCATCAGGCCGTCACGCCGACCACGGCAGCGGTCGTTCTGGCGACCTTCGCGCCGAATATCGGCGGCAATCAGAACTTCGTCCCGACCACGACCGCCCTGACCCTGACGACGTTCGCCCCGACGGTCACGGTGCCATCGCCGCAGCTCGTGACACCGGACACGGCCAGCCTGATCCTCACCCGCTACGAGCCGTCGGTCGGCAACCCGGTCCAGGTCACACCGACGACGCCGGCGCTGACGACGGCCACGTTCGCCCCGGTCGTGTCGACCACCGCGCACCAGACCATCACCCCGGACACCATCGCCCTCGCCCTGTCGCCGTTCAGCGCGAACGTCCTGACGTCGAGCCACCAGACGGTCACGCCGACGACCGCCGGGCTGACCATCAACGGCTACATCGCCATCGTCGTCGCGACCGGCGCGGGGACCAAGGTCGAGGAGATGATGGACGGCATCAAGGCCGCCCTCGCGGCCTACGGGATGACCGTGTACGCCTACCCGGCGAGCGCCGTGGTCGTGCCCTGCATCATCGTCGGCTACCCCAGCCAGGTCAGCTACGACTTCGCGATGCAGAACGCCGCGGACACGTTCGTCGTCGACGTGTGGGTGGTCGGCGGTCGCGAGAAGGCCGCGTTCACCCTGCTCGGCGAGGCGCTGATGGGCGACAACGACCTCAAGGGCTACATCGACGGCCAGTACGCATGGGGCAGCGCGAGGGTCACCAACGCCAACGTCGAGACGCTCGACATCGGGAGCATCGTGTACACGGCGGGCAGGCTCGAAGTGGAGGTCGTGAAGTGACGATTCCGGACGTTCTCGCCATCGTGGCGCTCATCCTCGGAACCATCGACGTCGCTCGCTCGAAGGGCGCGGCGCTCACGAGCTGGGGCGTCGTGGCGCTCGCGCTGGCGCTGCTCTGGCACCTGATCCCGACGTCATGAAGCGCTCGGACCTCGTCAGCGTCGTCGTGACGGCGCTGCTCATCCTCATCCTCGTGGTCGTCCTCGACCCGGGTCGCGACCCGGGCCTGCTCATCCTCCTGTTCGGCTCGCTCCTGCTCATCCTCGGCATCCCCAAGACCGCCATGCGCGTGCCCGGGCTGTCGGGCGGCGACAAGCCGAAGGGCTGACATGCGCGAGTGCCTCGATTGCCGCGCCCCCATTCCACGTGGAGCGTCCCGCTGTCGACCGTGTCGCGCGTCACGGTCGAGGGCCAAGAACGAGCTGTACCGCAACCCGGCCTACCTCGCCCAGCCGCGCACCGGGATCTGCTGGCTCTGTGGCCGGCCGGGAGCCGACACCCGCGACCACCTCGTCCCGCTCAGGCTCGACCGACATTCTTTTGCCGCTCGGCCAGCCCATCGGAGCTGCAATTCGAGCAGGGGCGCGAGCGCGAGGTGAGCGTGGATACCCGCCGGGAGTATGGCGTCGGGTGCTACGGTTGACCCAGACATCGCAAGAGCCGGGCGTAAACCCGGCCCCTGCTGACGGTCGAAGGTGGCTTCTGGATCATCCCTCGACCGCGACCCAGACAGTAGACCAGCGACACGAGGCCCGTCCAGAGGGCTTCAGGGTTCGAGGCTACAGACCCGCCAGCCGTAGCGGCCGGGACCACCCGGGGCGGCACCGTCAACTTCCTCGAACCCATGAGAACCCCCGCCCTGCGAGTGCGTGAGCGCTCGGGCACGGTGGCGAGCGATAACGGCAGGCCGAGGCGCGTTAGAGCCACCGACAACCCTACCGACGGCGACTGTCCAGACGGCATGGTTGGTGCCCCTCCGATGGGGCACCCATGCCCGGCTCCTGAGCCTCCGGCATGGGGCGCTGGAGACGATGATGACCGTGACCATCACGACCGGCAGGGACGCCCCGGCCCGACCGGTAGAACGCTGCGAGTGCGGCCGAGCCGCCCTCGACCAGTACGGCGAGCGGTGCTGGCAATGCTTCGTCGACGCGGACCTCGCCCGCTACGAGCGGTCGCTGGTGACCATCGCGGAGATGCGCCGCCAGGTCGATTCGGAGTACACCACTGCCGATAAAGTCGACGGGTCGGACCCCTCCGAATCGGTCCCCGACCCCATCGAATCGGGCACTACCGTGATGGTGAGTTATGTCTGCACCCTCAATGGGCGTTTTACACAGGAATATGACTGGATGGCGGCATGATGGGCACCTCGCATCGAGTTATGTCTGAGCGAAATCGTCGCTCCGATACTTCCCCGCCGGCGGGGAAGTATTCGAGATGAGCAGGCTCGGATGGCTCGCAGGGGAGCTGCTCAGGCTAGGGGTCGTGGACACACCCATCCCTCTCCCCTACCCCAAGGGATTGACTGAGCTACTGCATGACATCGACATCGAGATCGCTGAGCGCAACCAGCTGACCCTTGATGACGTGCGTGTTGTCGCTGAGAAGCGCAGGCGTACCTCATCACCACACACCCAGGGCGCACGCCTCCTCGCCTATGTGATGGAGCACCCCGACTGCACCAGCCTCGACATCGTGCGTGACCTCAACATCCTCAATCACACTGCGCGTGTGAGTGAGCTTCGTCGAGCGGGCTACGACATCGTGGTCACCCGTGACACGAGGCGCTCTGATGTCTTCCACTATCGCCTCGTGACGAAGCGCGAAACCTCAGCCGGATGAGCACCCGCCGAACCCCGCCCTCGCCGCGGGTACATACGACTCGTTTGTACCAGCGCGTACATGCCTAGGAACGCCGCCTTCCGGGTCGCCGTCACGACTCCCGGGCCGTGGCTCCGCTGGCGCGGCAGCCGTCACGGGCGGGCGTTCCGGTTCATCCAGACGTACTGCCGCGCCAGCGG